GTGGTTGAGTTTGATGAGGAATGTAATGTAGTTAGTTTGGATGAGAAACCAACAATCCCAAAATCAAATTATGCGGTACCAGGTTTATACTTCTACGACAATAGTGTGATACAGATTGCCAAGGAGATTAAACCATCTTGGAGAGGTGAACTTGAGATTACAGATGTTAATAGAGATTATCTTGAAAGGAACATGTTAAAGGTTCATATCCTTGAAAGAGGAACCGCATGGTTGGATACAGGGACCTTTGAATCACTTATGCAAGCGTCACACTACGTTCAGAGTATTGAGGAGAGACAAGGGTTAAAGATTGGATGTATTGAAGAGATTGCCTATCTAAACAAGTGGATTAACAAAGGTGAACTTATTTATTTTGCTGAGAAATACCACAAGAATAATTACGGAAAATATCTTAGAGGTTTAATTGATAGAATTTAAGATTAACCTTTGACAAAAATAATACTTTATTTTATATTTTAACTATGAGTGTAAACAGTTCTGATTTTATTGAAGAAATAATACATGAGGCATATTCTAAAGATATGTACAAGGAATTATTTGAACTTGCAAAAAAGTATAGAGATAACGAAGGAATTTTATTTTACGATTCTTTTGAGAAAGCGTATTATGAACTTGGAATACCTGAAATTGATACAATATGATATATAAGTTAGAATACATTTGGTTGGACGGATATACTCCTGAACCAAACTTAAGAAGTAAAACAAAAGTTTTAACATCAGAAACTGAACCAGAATTAGAATCACTTCCAATATGGAACTTTGATGGTTCATCAACAAATCAAGCCGAAGGTAACTATTCAGATTGTCTTTTAAAACCTGTAAAAATAATCAGAGACCCACAGAGGAAGAATGGTTATTTGGTATTATGTGAGGTTCTTAACCCTGACATGACACCGCATAGTTCTAATACTCGTTCATTGATTAAAGACGACTCAAACACTTGGGTTGGGTTTGAACAGGAGTATTTCCTTTGGAGTAACAAATTACCTTTAGGCCACACTAAAGATGTGACAATGAGACCACAAGGTGAGTATTATTGTGGTATTGGTTATGAGAACGTTGTCGCTCGAGATATTGTTGAACATCACTTAGACGTTTGTTTATCTGCAGGACTTAATGTTACAGGTATTAACGCTGAAGTGGCACTTGGACAATGGGAGTTCCAAGTGATGGGTAAAGGTACGTTAGATTCTTGTGACCAACTTTGGTTATGTAGATTTTTATTACAAAGACTTTGTGAGACATACAAAGTAGAAGTAGTATACGACCCAAAACCTTTGATGTATGGTGAATGGAATGGTTCAGGATTACATACAAACTTCTCAAACAAAAAGATGAGAGAAATTGGTGGTAAAGAATATTTTGAAACAATATTCAATTTCTTTGAAATGAACCACCAAAAACATATAGAAAACTATGGTTCAAACAATCATTTCAGGTTAACTGGTAAACACGAAACTCAGTCTATTAGTAAATTCAGTTATGGTATATCTGATAGAGGTGCTTCCATAAGAGTTCCACAAACAACTGTGAATAGTAATTGGAAAGGTTATGTTGAGGATAGAAGACCTGCGGCAAACGCTGACCCATACAAAATTATGAAAGTAATAACCGAATCAATCAATCAGGCTGAAGCCAATTTTTCAGTTCAAAATGTTTAATGGAACTGATTACAAACATTTTCGGAGGAACTTTGATGTCTCTAATTGACGACTCAGCAGCATCTTATGCTGCTCAGATATGTGACACTTCAAGAATAGTTACAATTAAGATTGATGAGTTATTATTTAAGAGTCCTGTTAAGGTTGGAAGTTTACTAAAGATTTATGGTAAGGTAGAAAAGTTCGGAACAACATCAATCAAATTATATATTGAGGTAAGAAAACATAATGTCCACACTGGTAAACAAGAAGCAGTTACACAAACATATATAACATTTGTAAGAATAGATGGTGATGGTAAGGCAATTCCGATTCACCAATATGTTAAGGACAGATACTACGAAAGATACGAAAAATTTGGTAAGGGATTACTTTCTTTAGACGAAAAACATAACAATGATTGATTTGTTGAAGAAGAATGATTTATTCTTCCTCAAACAAGTTAAAGAGAATATTCTTACTAAATACAATCTTCCATTTGAATGTCTGTCTATTGAATACATGGATGAGATTTACTTCAAGATTCATTTTATAATGAAAAAGATACCGTTTGAAGTTTATTTCCACAGATATGAAGTTTTAGAAGAGGTTGAAAATGATTTGAAAACCTTTTTAAAAATAATTAATCCTGAAAGACAGATTCATCATTTAAGGGTTTATGTTGACTATAGACCACAAAATAAAAACTTATTAAATTTTGTTTGATATGAAGTATGATTACTATGGTTTGAAGTCTAAAATAGATAATTTTTTGGATTTACATGATGAAGAAATTGTTAAACAAGGTTGGACAATAACATCTAAACCATGTAATGATTGTAACGATTATGATATTAATTTAAGGTATTCTGACCCTAAATATTATTATGAAACAACTAGTGGTGTTAAAAAATATAATATAGATTATCTATTTGTTGAGAAGATAGATAAGAAGAAACAGAACAAAACGGTTTATAGTTCCGCTAAAAAGTTTGGTATTGTGATTGAGGATAATGGTTTAATTACTGATACAAAAAAATTGTCGGAATGATTTTAGTATTATTTTGGGTAGTAATATCAAGGTTTATTAAATTATTAATAACCAAAGAAAAACCAACATTCATGGAAGAGTTGGGTGATTTTGTTTTCCATTACCTCTTTGCTTTGGTAATCTATTTTATCCTTATCTCAATTTTCTAAGTTCCCTTTTGATTGACTCTTCTATCAAATCATCTGATTGTTCTATATCAAGATACATACCATCGTACTTGTAGTTAAGCGAATCCATTGCGTTAGAAATAAGATTGGTTAAGAACGACTTAAGTTTTCCCATTCTACCATCTTTAATATCAACACTTACATTAACAAAGATATTCCCGAAAACAATATTACCTCTCATCCATTCCTGTGATGATGGGTAAGCGTCAATACGATTAATCCTAATTTTAGGTAGATTAAAACCTTTACCCTCCTCAAACTTAGATAGAGCCTTAGGTAATATTCTTTCAATGTGATTTTTTAAATGTTCTCCGTATGTCATTTTTCTTTTATATAAATACTTATAGTAAACAAATATACTATGAGTTACACGAAAGAACAAATTGAAACTGCGGTAAAATCAAAAGGACATGTATGGTTTGAAGATACTGCTAATAAAGGTTACGATGTTAACATCGTTGGAATCAGAAACACTGCAACTGGACAAAAGGTTACAAATGCTTTTGATGATTATTTAACCATTTCTTATAAGGAGAACGGACAATGGAAGTGTCACGTTTGGCCAGCAACAACTGACCCAGGTAAGAAAGGTGTGATGGAATACCACAACAAAGATGGTGTTGCTCGTTTGGTTGAGGGACAGTATCGTGGTTCACATATCATTAGATTACATCAGGGTAAGTACGAAGCTTTGGGACAGGACAAACCTGTTAAAGTTTATCGTGATGCCAATAAGGATATGACTTATGATGAGAACAAAATCACTGAAGGTGTTTATGGTATTAACATTCACAAGGCTGGTGCTGATTCAACATATGTTGAAAATTATTCGGAAGGATGTCAAGTGTTTAAAAGAGCCGCGGACTTTGAGGAGTTCATGAAGATTTGTCGTAAGTCAAAAGATATTCATGGTAATAGATTTACGTATACTTTGATTGAAACTAATGATATTAAATAATGAATATTACAATTAATAACTTCCCGAGTAATTCAGGTATATATAAAATTACATCACCTAGTGGTAAAATTTATATTGGGGAGGCTATTAATTTAAAAGAAAGATGTTCATTTTATTTAAATCCGAATAGGGTTAAAAAACAACGAGCAATTTATAATTCATTAATAAAATATTCAGTAGAACAACATGAGATTGAAATTATAGAATTTTGTGAAGTTAACAAATTATTGGAACGAGAAAGACATTGGCAAGAATTTTATAATTCGGTTAATGATGGTTTGAATTGTTATTTGACTAAAACTAATGAAAAAAAGAAAGTTTTATCGGAAGAAACTAAAAAGATAATGTCTGATAAAGCGAAAGGTGAAAATAATCATTTCTATGGGAAAAAACATACTAATGAAAGTATATCTAAAATTTCAAAGGCAAGTACAGGTGAAAATAATGTTAATTATGGAAGTAAATTGAAAAATGATGATTGGTTATTAAAACAATCAAATTCAAACAGTAAAACTCCAATTAAAATTATTAACATAGAAACTAATGAGGAAAATATTTTTCTAAACTCAAAATTAGCCGCGAAATTTTTAGGATGTTCATCAAGTACAATAAGAATGGCTAAAACGGGAAAATATAAAATTAATAAAAAATATATGATAAAAAATCATGATGGATATTAATACAATTTAGTTTCATCCAAATATTTATTGGTATGACAAAACTAACAGAACAACTTGGAAAAATTAGACAGATGATGGGAGTTATCAAAGAGTCTAAAGATGTGTCAGAACCTTACGATGAGAAGGCTGATACTGATTACAACGACGATGTTCATGGGGATGATATGAAAGACCACCCATCCTTCAAACAGAAGTTTGATTATATTGATGAGCTGGAACAAATCATGGAGAAGTGGACAGATGAATACAAGAGAAGTATTAACTGTAACGCTCCAAGAGGATTCAGTCAGAGAGCCCATTGTGATGGAAGAGCTAAGAAGAAAAGAAAATAAACATTAAAAAACCCCTTGAATTAGGGGTTTTTTATTTATTGTTGTCGTTTCAGGACGGATACGTTTTTATAGACCGTAGACTGATTTGTATTTTGCTCCAAGTAACGACAAACATTTTTCAACAGCTTCTTCTTTCTGTTTTAAACCTTTAGCCACCAATTTCTTTGAATGGTAAATAACGAATTCTACTGAACCACCTTTTGGACTTGGTAAAGTTTTGTAAATGTCGTAGAAACCTACTTTAGAGGTGTAGATACCTTTTGATGAACCTTTTGCCATTTTGTTTTATTTTTTATTTGTTTGTATAAGTTTAGTAGTAAAAATTGATATAATCAATTGGGGAATGGTATTTCTAAATTAGCGATGAACTTATAAATTGGTGAACCTAAAAATATAACACCCTTCAATTCGTTATTAAATTGTGATTGTATCCATTCATTAAACACTTCAATTACCAATGCCTTTGGGACGGAGTGTAAGGTTGAAATTGTTTTAATGAATTCTTTATTACCGTATGCGTATTTGGTTGAGTTTATTACACAAATAGGTAATTCCAAAGATGGGACTTTTAAAAAATGGTAACTACCATCATTTAATATTTCAACATTTTGGGATTCAATAAATTTCTTTATCTGTTCTTGTATTAACATCCTATAAAAATCATTGATACAACTGC